ATGCCTTCTTATTCTTATCTGAAGACTGACATTATTAATACAACTGAGAATGATTCGACTGAGTTTGCGGATCAAATTCCTAAGTTGATTGAAAAAACAGAACTACGTCTTACTAAAGATTTAGACGATGTTGGTTTAGATGAGTATACCGCTATTTCATATGTAGCGACTAATGCCAGTATTGCACTTAATGATCGAGTGCGTATTGTTCGTAATGTAAATTACACCACAAGTGTCAGTGTAACTGGAGTTCCAGCCTCTTCAAAGGTAAACTTGTTACTAAGAACTTATGAGTATGCTACAGACTACTGGCCTATTGCTACATCTACAGGAACTCCCCGTTACTATTCACGGAAAACGAATGGATCAATTTACATCGTACCAACACCTACATCAACTTTGTCAGGTATTGTTCAAACAGCGTCACGGCCTTTAGCTCTTGCTTCGGCAACAGGTACAAGTGTGACGGTTTCAAACTATTACAGTGAGTATTGCTATAATGCTTTGTTCTATGGTTGTATGTTAGAAGCCACTATGTATATGAAAGACTGGGCTACTCTTCCAGTTTGGCAGGGACAGTATGATAACGCAATCACATCACTTCGTAATCAGGCACGTAGAACTAGACAAGACGATATGGAAATCGCTGCTAGTCCTGCTGGCGGACCCGACACAATTATACAAGGAACAAGCTAATGGTATCAAGACTTTTTACTAAAGGCGCTTCAGGCGTTGCAAAAAAATTACTTAAGAATCCATCTGCTGGTTCAGGATCAAGCACAGGTAGAGCAGGACAAGGTTTGGTAAGTCCTAGAGCTAGAAACAAAGTAGCTCTTGAAAAGAAAGTTAACAACAACACTGCATCTAAAACAGAAATAGCTAAATTAAAAAAACTAGAGGCTGCGGATAAAGCAGATACTTTAAGAGCAAGAGTTAAGGCTGATGAGGCCCGCAGAAAGCAAAAAGGCGTTATGCCTACTAAACCTAAAAAGCCAAAAGATGCGGTAGCTACATATATGAAAACAGGTGAAATATTAGAAGGTTTTACTCCTACTCCTAAACAAGTAGCACAACGTAAAAGAAACGTTGCTGCTCGTAGAGCAACAAATAAAAAAGCTGGTGGTAAAATTGTTTATCGTAAAAAACCCGGACAAGTTTTAAAAGGTAATCAAAAGAAGCTAGATGTAAATAACGATGGTAAGATAACTAAAAAAGATTTTGATACAATAAATGCAAAGCCAAAGGACAAGCCGACTCCTCCTATTGGTAAAGGTGCAGTAGAACGTGGCAATCGCATGTCTGAGATGGAAGCCGATTCTGCTAAAGCTATGAACAAGAAAATGGGCGGTGGTCAGGTGATGAAGTATAAGAAGGGCGGCATGGTATATAAGAAACATGGCGGTGTTGTAAAAGCTGCTAGTGGTGGTGATAGTCTTATTGCTTCTTGTTATGACTAATGGCTACTAGTCGCGCCAGCATTAGACAGCAAGTTACTAAGGGTGGTCGAAAGAAAAAGCCACCTCTTGGTTCTGGCAAACGATTTAAAAAAACAGTTTCTAATTTAAAAAAACGTGGGGCTAGAAACCCTAAAGCTTTAGCAGCATACATTGGAAGAAAAAAGTACGGTGCTAAAAAAATGGCCGCGATGGCTGCAAAGGGAAGAAGGAGAAGATCATGAAGAAAACTTATTTAAGAGGGCCGCACAGTTTGCTGGCTTATCCTGCTGACCTTGATGCTATTACTGGTAAGCCTACTGGTCAGGGTTTCGGTGCTGCACGTAAGGGTCCGTCTGTTGTAGGCAAACCTGAAAATGTAGTTGTAGATTATTCTATGGATGAGAAAGTTATTTACACAGAAAAAGCTGGAGAGTAATTATGTCAGGGCTTACTGGTAAAGTATCTGGAATTATTTTAAAAGCTTTAACAAGTAAAGGTAAAAACAGCAGAGCCGCTAATGCTGCTATTGCTAAAGCTGCTAAGTCTAATGATATGTCTGTTGATGCTTATAAGAAAGCAGCTAAAGCCCAGATTAAAGAAGATGCTAAACCTGTTTCTAAAACAGTTAAGGGTGAGAGACCCTCAGATAAAAAGCCCAGTAAATTTGGAAAAGCACAGGCTAGAGAAATTCAAAGACTTACAGGTATTAGTCCAAGAAACTTTAATAAAAAAACTGTTGCAGAACAACGAGCAATATTAAATAAACAGTCTGAAGGAGAAGTACCTTCAGGTAGGCGTACATCTACAACAGACAGTGCTGGTAATAAAGTTGAAGGCGGTGTTAATACAGACCTTCTTTCTAAAGTCCAACTAGACCCTGAGTTAAAACAATATTCAAGAGCGCAGCTTAGACGCTTTATTAAAACTGGTCAAGCTAAAATTGTTAGAATGAAAAATGGTAAGACTAAACTTGTTACTACTGGACAGTATTCTCCTCCTAAAGGAGAAGTAGCTGAGAAGATGGGCTTAACGGGCCGTGGTAAAATTAGTGAAAAAGAAATTAGAAACCTAACTGCTGGTGAAGGCGGACAAGGATTTGAAATTCGTAAAAAAGGTGGCCGTGTTGGCCGTGGATGCGGTGCTGCTCTTCGTGGTGGCGGAGCCGTAAGGAGCAAATAAATGGCAAAAGAAAATGCAAGAGATAATTTATTAGAAGCTATTTCGAGAGAAAGAGCTAAGTCAAATCCTAGTAAAAATAGACTTGCCAGATTGCAAGGACAGCTTAGAAGAATAGGTGGCGAGGACGTTCCAGCTAAAAATCCTGATGCTGTTTCTGTACGTAATTTACCTAAACCAGCTAAGAATCCTGATGCTGTTTCTGTGCGTAATTTACCTAAACCAGCTAAGAATCCTGATGCTGTTTCTGTGCGTAATTTACCTAAACCAGCTAAGAATCCTGATGCTGTTTCTGTGCGTAATTTACCTAAACCAGCTATGAATCCTGATGTTCTTAAAGCAGCAAATTTATTAAAAAATACTCCTCGTGGTTCAGATGCTCCAATAACACGATCTACTTCTGGTACAGGGACTCGAAAAGCACAGCCTCGGTCTAAACCTAACCCGCCTAGACGGCCTACTGCTGGAGGTAATATGATTGCTGCCACTCCTCCGGGCGGTGGAACACTATCTAAAAAAGATGTTGATGAATATTCAGAAGCTTTTGCATCTCCTGATGCTGATAAGATGTACAATCTTTCTGAAAAAAATAGACGTAAAGATATGAACATGCTAGAACGTGCTTTTGATTCTATTAAGGTAGCGGGTGATCGAGCTACGGCTGATAGAAAGAAACGTGGGCTTAGTGACTACGATATGAATGAAGATGTTTTTGGTAGCCGATCAGGTGGCGGTATAGAAAAGACTATGAAAAAGAAAAAGTCATCTGTTCGTAAACGTGCAGCAAAAAGAGGCTTTGGTGTCGAAACTCGCGGAAACTAATTTTAATAGTCTTCCTGAAAAAGTAGGAATAAATTGGGATATAGAACGTCCTATAGAAAAAGATTATAAAAATTGGGACGAGTACTGGATTGAGTTTTGTAACTATATGGTAGAAAAATATAAGAATACTAACTGTAGGAAAAAATAATGGCTTTATCTGATTCTGATAAGAAAAAACTTAAACGCTATAGATTAAGCGGTCTGAACAAACCGAAGCGTACACCAAATCATCCTACTAAAAAAGGTATTGTTGCTGTAAGTAATAATGGTGGTATTAAAATTATTAGGTTTGGCGATCAGAAGATGGGACATAACTATTCTCCTGAAGCTCGTAAATCTTTTAAAGCAAGACATGGTAAGAATATTGCCAAAGGTAAAACAAGTGCAGCTTACTGGGCAAATAAACTTTTCTGGGCTGGACCTAGCGGTTCTAAAAAAAGTCCCCCTAAGTCTCAGAAGCTTGTACGTGGCATAAAAAGAAGAGGTTGATATGAAAAAAGCAGTAGACGCACCTAAAGGTTTTCACTGGATGAAAGCTGGTAAAGGATTTAAACTTATGAAAAATCCTCGTACTGGTTATGCTCCACATAAGGGTGCATCAAAAAAAGCAAGCTTTGAAGTTCAAACTATACATAAGAAATAAAACACACAATGGCAGTAAAAAAGAAAGCCGGTACAGCTACCAAGCGTAACCCTGCTAAGTGGGCTAGAGCAAAGGCCAGAGCTAAAGCTAAAATGGGTGGTAAGCATTCTGCCAGAGCTATGCAGCTTGCTGTTAAGTATTATAAAGAATCTGGTGGAAGTTATAAAGGTAAGAAAAAAACTACTAATAAATTATCAAAGTGGACTAAGCAAAAATGGAAAACAAAGTCAGGGAAACCAAGCAGCAAAACAGGGGAGAGATATCTTCCAGAGAAAGCAATCAAAGCCCTGTCGTCAAAAGAGTATGCTGCGACCACGAGAACAAAGAGAAAAGCGACTGCTGCGGGGAAGCAATACTCCAAACAACCTAAACGTATTGCGCGTAAGGTTAAGAGATATAGGAAAACATAATGGCTGTATCAGGAACATATAATTTTAATCTCGATATTGACGAGGTTATTCAAGAAGCAATGGAAATGATTGGAGGCGAAAGCACTCTCGGTCATGAACCTGCTTCTGCTCGTCGTTCTATTAATATTATGTTGAAGGATTGGCAAAACCGTGGTATACTGTTATGGAGTACGAGTGTTTCTTCTGTAACGGTAGCAGCTTCTACTGGAGTATATAATCTATCTTCTAATACTATTGATGCACTTGAAGTAGTTTTAAATAGAGACAGTACTGATTTACAGTTGACACGTATTACATCAGAAGAGTATTTATTGATACCTAATAAAACACAGACAGGACGACCTTCTCAGTATTCTATTCGTAGAAGTAGAGATAATCCTGTAATGTCCGTTTGGCCCCTTCCAGATAATTCCACAGACATTTTAAAGATAGAAGTAATCAGCGAACTACAGGATATTAATAAATCCGCAGAACAAAACGCTGATCTACCTAAAAGATTTTTTCCTTGTCTTACGGCAGGGTTATCTTACTACATGTCAATGAAACGAGCAGGAGTATCTTCTGAACGTATCGGCATGTTAAAAACTAATTATGAGGAAACACTTGCAAGAGCTATGCAGGAGGATCGTGAACGCTCAAGCATGTTTGTTCGACCTAGACTTAGGTATATCTAATGACCATAGCAGAAGCTATTATAAAATCATGGCCTGTATTTTTAGGAATAATTACTTTGATTATTGTATTGGCTAAAATGCACGGTGATATAGAAATTATAAAAGAAAAAGTAAAAACTTTGTTTGAGCTTTGGAATAATAAAAATGGCAAGTAATAAAAATGCACTAGCTATGTGTGATGTATGTGGATGGGTTTATCCGCATAGACTTATGCAAGAAAATAGCTACGGCCTTATTGTTTGTCCATCAGATTTTGAGGGTAACTTTGATTTAAAAAACCATCCTCAGAATAAAATTCCTGATGTTCGAGACAATCCTGCTATACGTAATCCTAGACCTGACACAGGCGGCAGGAATTTAACATGGGATCAAGTAGCAACCACTTGGGATTCAACAGATGAGTATTGGCAACTAATATGACAGATTTAACAGGTAAATTAATTTCGGGAACATATCAGCAGTTATTGCTCATTAATAGTAGCACTACTAACGAAGGCGTTGGCACGTCTATTGTTGCTGTTCAAACTGGTGATGGTACTAATACTGCATTAAAAGTAGCTACAAATCAAGTAGTTGTTGAAACTGCTCTACGTGTAAACGGTACAGCAACAATTACTAATGATTTAGTTGTTAGTGATAGAGTCTGTGCTTCTGCTTTCTTTGGAGATGGTTCTAATCTTACGGGCTTAACTGCTAGTATTGGTGGCGATATCTCTGTCAATTCTATTACTGTAGCTGGCAGTGCTAATGTTGGTGGTAGCTTAGTTGTAAAAGGTGATACATCTGTAAGTGGTGCTTTAAATGTAGCAGGTAATGCGTCTCTTGGTGGCACACTAACTCAAACAGGTGTAGCAACTTTTGTCAGTAATGTTACAGTAGGTGGGAAGCTTGTTGTAGAAGGTGATGTGTCTGTCAGTGGTCAGCTTGATGTAAATGAAAATGTATCTATTGGAGGTACGTTAGCTGTAACTGGTACGGCTGCTTTTACAAGTAAGTCTACATTCAGTAATGATGTGTCAGTTAGCGGTAGGATTGATACTGCTTCTTCTGTTTCAGTAGGAAGTGTTTTAAATGTAACAGGTATTAGTAATTTTGCTGCTGATGTATCTGTCAGCGGTAAGCTTAATGTTGTTGGTAATGTGACTGCTTCTGCTTTCTATGGTGACGGTACTAATCTAACTGGTGTTATAGCTTCTATAGGTGTACTTCCAGATAGTGTTTCTATATCAGGATTTTTAAATGTTGGTGGTACTCTAGCTGTAGTAGGTAACACATCAATTGGCGGTACATTAATTCAAACAGGTGCTGCAACATTTGATAGTAATGTATCAGTCAGTGGTACTCTTAATGTAGCAGGTAACACATCAATTGGTGGTACATTAATTCAAACAGGTGCTGCAACATTTGCATCTACAGTTACTGTAGTAGGCGCTGCTGCTTTAAAATCTAATGTCACAGTTGGTGGTACATTGGATGTAGCAGGTAACACATCAATTGGCGGAACACTGTTTGTAACAGGTGCTGGTACATTTGATAGTACTGTTTCAATCAGTGCTGGATTAGTTGTCGGCGGAACTGCGACAGTTGTTGGAGCAATGAGCATCGGCGGTGCCTTGAGTGTTGGTGGCGCTACTAATTTAGTAGGTGCTACAGGTTTCTTAAGCACTGTTAGAGTTAGTGGTGCTGCAACAATGGCTAGCACACTTGATGTAGCAGGCAATGTATCAGTAGGCGGTACTATTTTTGCAACAGGTGACATTACATTTGATGGAGACGTATCAGTAAGCGGTGATGTAAATATTGGCGGCAATGTCGGTATTGGTATTTCGGCTCCTCGTGCACCATTGCACGTTCAACCGGCTGGAGGCGCTTCGGATAATTTTAATGTTTTGGTTTCGCAGTTTCGTCCAAACATTGTCCTTGAAGACCTTTCCGGCTCTGCAACAGATTTTCAGTTTTTTGTTGATGCAAACGGTTTTCAAATACGCTCTGGAGATGCAAGTACAGATACAAAATTAGCTTCCGAACTAGTACATATCACCAGCGCGGGTCTGGTCGGTATTGGTACATCGTCGCCAAGTGGTAAATTAAATGTAGCATCAGGTTCTTCTGGGGCTAGTCCTTGGGCTAACGCCGACGATGTCGTTATCGAAACAAACGGGGCAACGGGCATAAGTATTCTTGCGCCAGATAATAACCAAGCAAATTTAATTTTTGGAAGTCCGAGCGATAATATCGGTTCAATTATCAGATGGGTGCATGATGATAATGAGCTACAAGTCGGTACGCATAAATCAAATGGGTTTTTAACATTCAAAACTGCTATTGGTACAGAACGTATGCGTATCGACTCATCGGGTAACGTCGGTATTGGTACTTCGTCACCAGCAACTAAGTTTCACGTCCTAGATGGATCATCAAGTCTACGGTTTAGACAAAATGGCACGGTTGCCGAAACGCTTACCATCGGCCCAAGTGGCGGCGATGCCGCTATATATCTTGGCGATGTTGCAGATACTGTACGTGCGGGGCTGTTCTATGACACTAGCGAAAACGATCTTCAGATTCGTGGGTATAATAATAGTACTCGGATGATCATCGACAGCAGCGGCAATGTCGGTATTGGTGCTTTGACACCTGACCGACTTTTTGAAGTTGAGGAAGCCTCTGGAGATGCGTATATACGTCTTAGAGCTTCAGACACGGGTGGCGGCGCAGATACTATTTTTGAAAATCTAGTCGCTGACAATGGTCAAAGTAACTACATTTATTTTGGTGATCTTGACGACGTAAATATCGGAATCATTCGGTACAGTCATGCTAGTGATTTTATGTCGTTTACGACTAATGCCTCAGAACGTATGCGTATCACCAGCGCGGGTAACGTCGGTATTGGGACGACGGCTCCTTCTGAAAAGTTGGAGGTTACTGGCAACATTATTCTCGATGCTACAAACGCTGACATCAAGTTAAAGTCTGGCGGTGGGGGAACAACTGGTGCACTTCGTTGGACGTTTACTACTAACAGCACTTCATATGGCGATATTTCTTTGCCCTACGACACAAGAGCATCTGTAGGGTTATTGCTTCATACTATAGGCAGTTATCCAATCACTATTGATAGCGGCAACAGTGTTATTTTTAAGGAAGATAACATTGAGACTATGCGTATCACCCCCACCGGCAGGGTCGGTATTGGTACTTCTAGTCCATCATACGACCTCGACGTAACTGGCGACATTAACTTCACCGGCACGCTGTACCAGAACGGCTCCGCTTTTTCCGGCGGCTTAAGCGTCTACGCCGCCGGTGAGGTTGTAGGCGGCACTACGACTATCAGCCGCGGCGTATGGACGGACGTTACGTTCACAGAAACCGCAGATAGTGGCACCACTTTTAACGGCACAACATTTACCGTCCCTGCTGGAGAGGGCGGTGTCTACGAGCTTATTGCGTGGGCCGAGGGGAATTACCTCAGTATCGGGAACGACGGCGAAGCCGCCGGGATACGTTTCGACAAAAACGCCGGCACTATTTTG